CGGCGACCACCGAGATCTACACCCTAGAGTTCGTCGGCAGCGTCAGATGTGTATAAGAGACAGATTTGAAAGGGGGTGGGGGGTTGGACCACCGTAAGATAAGAAGGGAATTGATGCAGCGAATCGATAAAAAATCAGCTGTTGAGAAAGAGAAAGTTGACCGGTATATCAGCCTTTTGTATGCTTTTTATCAGCTTGATGAAAGCATACAAAAGCATGGCGTGATGGTCAAAATCGAGAATGGTAAACAGATATACTGGAAAACAAATCCAGCTGTTTCCGAAAAAAATCGTATTAATTCCGCGCTAATAACGCTTGAAAAGGACTTTAAACCCGTTAAAGCCACCCATAAAGTGTCTAACACAGCCACTACTAGCGATGAAAAGGGTGGTTTGGTATGATTCAACAGAAGTATGTTGAAAGTTACCTACAGGCCTATAAAGACGGCTCTATCAGATTGAATAAACGGCGAATAAAACTCGTGGAATTAATAGAAAAGACCGTTCTAACTAACAAAAATTATTATTTTGATGAAGAAAAAATCGAGGACTGTTTAACGTTCGCTGATAAGTGGTTTTTCCCATTTACACCCTGGGAGAAGTTCTTAACCGCGTTCGTTTTTTTATATGATCACACCACTGAGCGGCGAGCAATTCGGAAGTTCATGGTAGTCGTTGGACGTGGGGCTGGTAAGAACGGCTGGGTATCGGTGATTTCATCTTTTCTTTTATCACGACTGCATGGAGTCCGCAATTATAATGGTTCCATTATCGCCAATAGTGAAGAACAGGCCAAAACATCAGTTGATGAGATTCACGATGCGGTCGACTTGCATAGTGAGTTGAAAGGCGAATTTTATGCGACTAATTCGCAAGTTCATTCGAAGTCTACCAACTCGACGTTACGATACCGGACTTCTAACGGGAATACTAAAGATGGCTTGCGTGATGGTTTCGTTATTTTCGATGAAATTCACGCCTATCCGAATAACCAAAATGTAAAAGTCCATATCTCAGGACTTGGGAAAGTTCGAGACTCACGAGTTTTCGAGATTGGGTCCAAAGGCTACGTGCGCGATGGCTACTTAGACAAAGAACTAGCGAAAGCTGATGCAATTTTAGACGGTAAGGCCCCCATTGAATCGATGTTTCCATTTGTTTGCGAGTTGGACAACTTGAAAGAGATGGACGACCCAGCCAACTGGGAGCTTGCTAACCCATCATTTTCTAAGCCGATGAATGGTTACGCCAAAGACGTTTACCAGGAGACTATGGATGACTATAACGACCTGGAACTAGACCCGTCCGGTTATGATGAGTTCGTTATTAAGCGCATGAACTACCAGGTTGAAGACCTAGAAAAGTCGGTTGCCCCTTATGAGCAAATCAAAGCGACTAACCGTCCGATTCTACTGGACGACTTGCAAGGCATGGAAGCGATTGGATCGGTGGATTTTGCATCTATTCGCGACTTTACCGCAGACGGGTTGACCATCAAACGAGAAGGCAAGCAGTACTTTATCAGCCATCAATTTGCCCGCCGTCAATTTGTCGATAAGTTCTATGCGTATTCAGCTAAACCACAAGACCGCCCCCAGTCTGCTCCTCCTATTGCTGAATGGGAAGAACGGGGGTTGTTGTCCGTGGTTGACACACCAACCATTGACCCACAAGCAGTCGTGGATTGGTTCTTAGAGCAGCGGAAACGTTTCATCATTAAGAAAGTTGTCATGGATAATTTCCGGGCGGATTTACTTCGTAAGTTCTTTGAAGATGCAGGCTTTGAGGTGGTCGTGATTCGGAATCCAACTGCGATTGATGGATTACTAGCCCCGAGGATTGAGACAGGGTTTGCCAATCATCAATATATCTGGGGGGACAACCCGTTATTGCGGTGGAACACTCAAAACGTGTTGGTTTCGACCGATAGCCACGGTAACAAACGATACGGCAAGAAAGAAGAAATTAGGCGAAAAACTGATGGTTTTAAAGCGTTTGAATATGGCCAATATCTAGTTGACCAGTTACCCGACTACTCGGTAAATGAATCGCTAGATATGTTAGCCGACATTGATTTCTAACGGAAGGGAGGTGAATATATGAGTGTAATTAATAGCTTCTTTGACCTGTTTACGCGGCGAAAAGACTCCAGCTTTATTTATGATCTTGATTTGTTCCAGGATATTAAGAACCGAGCCTACTTAAAACGCATGGCGATTGACACAGTAATCAATTACGTAGGCCGGGCAGTTAGCCAGTCGGAGTTTCGTGTGATGAACAAGGGGTTACCTGTTAAGGATGCGATGTATTACAAGCTCAATGTCCGACCAAATACTGACGAATCGGCCAGTGATTTTTGGCAGCATTTTGTTTACCAATTGATTTATTACAACGAGGTGCTGGTGATTCAAGACGACGATGGTGATTTATTAATTGCTGATGATTTTAGTCGTCACGAGTATGCAGTATATGAAGATATTTTCGACAATGTCACGGTCAAAGAATACACGTTTAAGCGTTCCTTCCCGATGTCTGATGTTATTTACCTGAGATACTCAAACGACCAGTTAGAGCACTATCTGACTGGTTTATGGGGAGACTATGGCGAGTTGTTTGGCCGAATGTATGAGCTAGAACTTCGTAACAATCAAATTCGAGCGACCGTTAAGGCTGACTTAACGGCTGGTGTTAATGACGGTAAAGCCAACAAGCTGCAGAAGTTTATCGACAAGATTTTCCAATCGTTCAGCAAGAACTCTGTTGCACTAGTACCAATCACAAATGGCTTTGAATATAACGAAGTATCGAACGGGGTAGGCAAAAATCAGACGTTTGATGAAAGTAACGGCGTGTTACTGGCATTCATTGATCATGTTGCCCGGCTGGTAGGAGTGCCACCAGCGTTAATTCATGGTGAAACTGCTGAAAGTGGTGAAAATCAAAAACTGTTCAATAAGCAGTGCTTGAGTTCGTTATTAACTAAGATTCAGTCAGAGCTAAACGCTAAGTCATTCAGCCAGCGAGATTACTTAAAGAATGGCAAACAAGTTGAAGTAATTGGTATTAATCGACCAACACTAATTGAACTAGCAGAACAAATCGACAAGCTTGGCTCGTCAGGTATGGTTACTCAAAACGAGGTTCGGTCAGCAGTTGGGTTGCCACCACGTGAAGACGGTGACCAGATAGTGATGACCAAGAATTATACAATGAAAGGTGGTGAGAATAATGAAGAAGATTAACGTTAAGGGTCCGATTATTAGTAACGATGACAAGTGGATTTATGACATGTTGGAAATGGACAGTACTGCTCCTAAGGATGTCATTGATGCATTACCAGATGATGGCTCAACTGTTGAAGTTGATATTAATTCTGGCGGTGGTTTAATGGACGCTGGAACTGAAATTTATACTGCGTTGATGGCTTATCAAGGGAAAGTTATGGTTAACATTATTGGGATGGCCGCAAGTTCAGCGTCATTGATCGCCATGGCTGGTAATCCCACACGGATTAGCCCAGTCGGCCAAATTATGATTCACAATGTAGCTGGTGGATTGCGTGGTGATTACCGCGATCAGGCTAAGCTGTCTGAAATTTTAAAGCAGTCCAGCGAAGCGATTGCGAATGCTTATCATCTTAAAACTGGCTTATCGATGGAAGATCTACAGGCCAAGATGGATTCAGAAACGTATTTGAATGCAGACCAAGCTAAAGAATTAGGCTTTGTCGATGAAATTATGTTTGATGATCAAATTGAGCTGGTCGCAGATGGTGGCTCAGGTATGTTACCAAAGTCTGCCATTGATAAAATAACTGAGTTAATGAAGCAAAATAATTCAGGGATGACAACTGCACGCAGTATTAAGCCTTTCAAATTATCTGATTCAGATATTGATCGCATTACAACTGCAGTTACTCAAAAACTAAATGTTAAACCTAAAGTGCAAACGGAAAAAACATTTAATCCGTTTGCTTTTTAATTTAGAAAGAAGGAAAAGTAATGATTAAATTTGATACAAAAGCTTTCAAAAACTTTACTGACGCACGTGAAAAGTACGCACAATTGGTGAAGGACGCCGCAAAACCCGAAGAACAACAACAGGGTTTTACTGATATGATGGACGCTTTGGGGGAAGATACACTTTCAGAAATTAAGAACCAAGTTCATGCTCAAACCGAAGACTACTTGGACGCTCGCCGACACGACCCTAAGATGTCTAACGAAGAAGTGAAGTTCTTCAATGAAATTAAGACAGATACTGGATTTAAAGAACCTAAGTTATTGCCTGAAACGGTTGTCACTGAAGTGTTCGATGACATGATTCAAGCCCACCCGTTACTTCAAGCGATCGGTTTGCAAAACCAAGGTATTAGCTTGAAGATTATCCAATCAGATGCTTCCGGAGTAATTGGTTGGGGTAATGTTTTCGGCGAAATCACTAGCCAATTAGATGCTAAGTTCAAGGAGACTAAAGCTGACCAATCCAAGGCAACCGCGTTCTTGGTATTGCCAAAGGACTTAAGTGACTTCGGCCCATCATGGATTAAGCAATACGTAATCACTCAAATTACTGAAGCCTTTGCAGTCGGCGCTGAAACTGCGTTCTTAACTGGTGATGGGAACAGCAAGCCAATCGGTTTAAATCGTTCTGTCAAGGAAGGCGTGGCCGTGACTGGTGGCGTATACCCTGAAAAAGAATCCGCTGGGACGTTGACGTTTGCAGATACCAAGACTGCTGCTAAAGAATTAGCTGGTATGATCAAGAATCTTTCAACTAAGGAAAATGGTAAGCCAGTTGTGGCTAAGGGTAAGACTGTCATGGTCATGGGCCCTGGGGAATCATTAGATGTAGAAGCACAATTTATGGTTCAGAATTTGGCGGGCCAATTTGTCACTGCCTTGCCATTTGGGTTAACAATTATCGAATCCGAGTTTGCACCAGAAAACAAGGTGATTGCATTCGTTCAAGGTCGCTATGATGCATTCCAAGCCGGCCCATTGAAGATTCAACCATACGACCAAACGTTGGCACTTGAAGACATGGACCTATATACGGCAAAGCAGTTCTTCTATGGTAAGGCTAAGGATGACAAGGCAGCTGCGGTTTACGACTTGAAGCTTGCTACTCCTGGTACTACGACCACTGAACCAACGACCGGTGGTGACACGGGAAAATAGCGACCCCGGACACCGGGGTAACTAAGCCGACTGCGAACAGTACCGTAGCTGAAATCACTGCTTGGTTAGATGCTAACGGAATCGACCACACTGGAGCTACGTTGAAGGCCGATTTGTTAGCGTTAGTGGGGTGATTAGATGACAGATGAAAAATTAAATCCGTTATTAGACCAATTCAAGCAACGAATGAAGATTTATCATAGCGCAGAAGATAAGAATTTATCACGGATTCTTACGGCTAGTCAGAAGCGTGTCACCGATATTACTGGTATTGCCAGTAACGCCGGTGATGATGTGTATGACGAGCTAGTTTTAGAACGAGCACGATACGCTTACAATGACCAAGTCGAGTTTTTCGACGCTAATTTTTTGGACGACTTATTGTCTGCGTCCTTGATCAGCTATGAACCGGGGGATGATGAAGATGAACCGACCGGAGTTTGAATACAAAGCACCACCAGTAAGAACGAATCAGCTTAATACGCCGGTTCGTTTTTTTCGTACCGTCAAGAATACGGGACCCGAACCAGGGCGTGGTCAAACTGAGCAAATCTTTGAGTGCTTAGGACTAGTCTATGACCCATCAACCAAAGATCGCACGGTGCTAACGGCTCACGAATCCAAGTACGGCGCAACGGTAAAAATCCGTGATGCTTTTGGCGAATTTGACCCTATAACTAAGGACACCGTGGTTATTGATGACCGCCGGTATCTGGATACCACTGGCCAACCGATTGTTTGGGACATTATCCAGGTAGCACCAGATTTAGAAAATAACCAATTTGTAAAAATTGTTCTGGGGGTGACTAAATGACGGAAGTGACGGTTAAGTTTAAAGGCGTTGATGAAGTAATTAATAAGTTGGCCGAAAAGTTTAGCCCAGCAAAGCTAAATCGTATTGAAAATGATGCGTTAAGAGTAGCCGGCAGACGAGTAGCGGTTGAACTCAAGAATGCGGTCGCCAGCTATCGTGATACGGGTCAAACAGTTCTCCAAGTATCAGTTGGCAACCCTCATAGTCGGGGCGGTGTGCGGACGATTAAGATTGGTTGGCACGCAGGATCTCGCTGGCGATTAGTCCATCTTAACGAATTAGGCTATACCCGATTTGGTAAGACTTACCATCCACGCGGCATAGGCAAGGTTCAAGGCGCGTTTGACAGTAGTCGTGGCCCTGCCAAGGCACTTGAAGAAGCTGAATTGAGGAAACTACTATGACCGAAACCAAGGATATGCTTGCAACTATTTATACCGCGTTGTTGGCAAATGCAACAATTGCAAAACTGACATTGGCTGGTGATGGCAGTCATCGAATTAGTTATTTCGAAAGCCCAGAAACGGCTGACCACGACAATCTATTTGTTGTGATTACACCTGTCGGACCACCGGTACCAGCGGCTGTTGGCAGTGATGATTATTTGAATGTGCAATTCACGTTTCAAGTCAATGTTGAATCTATCAGTCGGCCGGCACGTAATGCTGTGGCACGTGAAATTCAAAACGAAATGCTTGCGTTGGGATTCAGTCGGCTATCTGGTGCTCAGAACGAATTAGATGAATTCATGACTGAAACTAACCGGTTTGTTGACGTTCGTCGATACCGCGGTAACACGAAATTGTATGACACAAATTATTAAGGAGAGATGTAATTATGTTTGTAGGATATAAACGTTTAAAGATTCAACCATTTGCCGAAGACGGCACGAAAAAAGGTGACCTTATTATTGTTGAAGGTCAGGCACACAAAGGGGCTACGACCACTGCTGAAATCAGTGGCTTAGCTAAAGACCCAGTGAAAGTACCGGGGTCTAATATCGATTACTATTTGTCACGTCAAGGCTTGGGTGACGCCAAGGTAGCACTCGGTATTTTAGATTTACCGGAAGCTAGTGCTGACCTATTGGCTGGTTTCCGTGTCGATGATGACAAGATCAGTTATGGTGGTGAAGACACATTGCCACCATATTGCTCAATTGAAATGGAATCAAAAGAAGACACTGGTGAAATTGCGTTAGTTGGTTTCTTCAAGGGAACATTTACGCGGGATAAGATTAGCTTGAGCACGCTGGATTCATCTAAATCATTTACGCCAGAAGCTGATGCTTGGACTTTTACGCCAATTAGTTCGATTGCCACTGCTACTAACGGCGAAGTGATGCAGAAGTTTGTGGGCGATGCCACTAAGGATGCAACGACTGTTACGAAGTTTGAAAAGCAATTGTTTGATCCAAATGGTACGGCGAGTAGTAACGGTTAAGAGTATTACATTAACAGCGGATAAACCGTCTATTTCAGTAGGTGCAACAAGCACAATCACTTCAACAGTACTTCCTGATAACGCTACAGACAAAACAGTTTTATTATCAGTTGATGACCCTGCCGTTGCAACGTTAACAGGAAACACGTTGACAGGTATTAGTGCTGGTGTTGTAACAGTGATTGGCACTGATGCAACAAAGCAAGTCACAGGGACAGTTAAAGTAACGATTACTAAAACAGAATAAAAACACTTTAAGTCGCCGATAAATCAACAATACCAATTGGGGCGGCTTTTTGTGTATGGAGGAAAAAACTATGAGTACACCACTAAAAATGGAATTACTTATTAATGGTAAAAAGCAGACTTTCACGGAATCGTTCATTCCGGCAGGCCGTATTTTGGACGCCTTGGACTTAATCGAAACAGATAATTCAGATCGTAAATTACGTGATGTTTTTGAAGAACGAGTCGCATTTCTAGCCAAAGTATTTACTAACCCGTTAGTGACAACAGAAGCAATTTGGAATGGGCTCAATGCGATTGGCTTTGAAGACCATATTTTTGAACTTATTTGTAAGGTTGCAAATGTAAACCCAAAAAAGCTACAGATGGCGACGACACCGGAATAACAATCAAAGAAGCTCGCAAAAGTGTGTTATCAGCAGTCGGTGCAACTGTTGAGAACCGCACTGGCTATACACTGTCGAGCGTATTAAATGATGTTGATTTTCAATTGCTGTCGCAAATAATCGAAGCAACGACCGAACAGACTCAGCAGACTGAAAGTGGGACCCGAGTTAAACCGGGAACTGTGGGTGTAAATCCTGGTAATCAGCCTGTCATGAGTCTTTTTGACTTTGCTAGAAAATCTTAATGAAGGGAGGAATAATAAATGGCAGATGAAGTATTAGGACGCATGGTCATCGAGTTAGGGCTGGATCACGCTGCGTTTGGCAAAGGTTTAACCGGTGCTAAACGTGAAGTTAAGTATGCAATGGCTGAGATGAAATCATCAATGGCTGTACTCGGTCAATCGGGCCGCCAGTTTGACGTCCTATCAGCTAAGTCTAAAGGCTTGTCACAAGTAATGATGAGTCAGCAGAGGGTTGTTGAAAAACTGGGTAAAGCGTACAAGGGCTCGCTGGTTGATGGTAAACCAACCGCACAAACAGCTAAGTTAGCAACTCAACTGCAGAATGCCAATGCTAAATTAGCCTCATTACAAACTCAGTATAAGAATAATGCAGCGGCAATGGCTAAAGCGCGCGTTGAGCAAACTGGTTTTACCGGTGGCTTAAATAAAGTTAGCAAGGCCGCTGTAGCGACTGGTACATCGATGAAGAACATCGGCTCAACGATGACCAGCAAAGTTAGCGCCCCAATTGCGGCTGGGTTAGCCATTGCAACTAAATCCGCTATCACTTTTGATTCGCAAATCAAGTCCATGGGGCCTCTGCTGACTAATGGGGGCGCGATTACCGCTAAGTACCGGTCACAGTTGGATCAGTTGGGTGATGCATCTAAGAAGATGTCGATGAAGTACGGTGTTTCGACTACTGAGATCAACAACGGCATGGCGGAACTTATTCGGCGTGGTTACACGACTAACCAAGTTCTAGGATCAATGCCGTCTATCTTAGATGCTACCATGGCTTCCGGTGAAGATATGGGTACGGTCATGAATGCCACAGCGTCAATCGTTGAACAGTTCGGGTTAAAGACTAACTCAACGGCGGGGACGATGAAGAACACGCAACGGGTTACCGATTCGCTGACTTATGCAGCTAATGCGACTGCGGCTGGCTTCGGTGATATGTCTGATGCGATGAGCTACGTTGGGCCGGTTGCATCTAGCTTGGGTCTCAGCGTTGAACAAACTGCGGCGGCTGTTGGTGAGCTTAGTAACCAAGGAATCGAAGGCCAAAAAGCTGGGACTAACTTACGTGGTATGCTGACTAGTTTGATTAAGCCAACCAAGCAAAACACCGAAGGATTCAAGAGTATGGGCATTAGTTCGAAGCAACTGGCCCATGACTCACACGATTTACCGCAACTAATTGATGATATCACACATGGCACTAAGGGCTGGTCAAACGCTGAACGTGGTAAGGCCTTAGCCCAAGCCTTCGGGCGTGAAAACCAAGCGGCAGCTAACGCATTAGTTAAGGCCGGCTCTAAGAGTCTGCGTGACTTGACTAAAGATACTGAGAACGCTGGTGGTGCGACTAAGAAAGTTGCCGAGCAAATGAGTAATACCTCAGCAAATAATGTCAAGAAGTTGATCGCATCACTGCAGGTATTAGGAATTGAAATCGGTGAGAAGTTAATTCCAAAACTAACACCGTTAGTTAAGAAAGCCACTGATATGGTTCAAGGTTTTTCAAAGATGGATGATGCCACTCAGAATACCATTATTAAGTTTGCCCTATTAGCTGCTGCTGGTGGCCCAGTATTGAGTATGCTGGGTAATATCGTCGGTGGATTTGGAACATTTGGTGGCGGTATTGTTAAAGTTATTAGCGCTACCGCACAATGGCACGCGAAGAATCAAGCAGCTAAAGAATCACTCGCGATGTTAAAAGGTGCGACTGATGCCACTAGTGGCGGCTTCAAAGCATTCAAAGGTAGTGTTGATACTGTAAATGGCTCAGCATCAACGGCTAAGTCAACATTTGGCTTGCTTAAAGGTGCCTTTACCACTGCTGAGGCTGGAGCTGGTGTATTGGGAACCTCATTAAGTGTGACGGGTGCGGCAGTGACCGGCGTTGGTTTGGCAGCTGTAGCCGGTGTGGCTTACTGGCAACTCTATGGTAAGGAAGCTGCAGCTAGTGCTGCACGAACACGGCAGTGGGGTTCAGATGTCGGTGAACAGGCTGATTCTGCACTGACTAAGTTCAAGGGATTTAGTACTAACGCTAGTGCGTCATTGACGGATTTTGAGACAGCAAGTCATACAAGCACTAAGAGCGTTGCCAAGGATTTTGGCGATATGTACACTGAGATGGAGAAGGATTCCAAAGACACTATCCAGCAGATGCAGAAGGATATGAAGGGCCTGCCCGACTCTGTTCAAGGTGACTTGAAAAAGGATATAGCTGATCGCAAGAAGCATAATGCTACGGTATTGGCCGACGCTAAGGAAAATTACAGTAACGCGGAAGCAATACTCAAAAACCACAATGGCAAGATGTCTGGTTTAAGTGATACAGAACGAACTGCATTGCTAAACAGCCAGCGTAAAATGAATAGCGATGAAATTAGCCTACTCAAAATAGGTGGAAGTGCCAAGAAGAACGTTCTAGCTGCATTGAATGGTGATATTGGTAACATGACTCGTAAGCAACGTGATACGACCATTAATCAATTGACGTCTTCAATGCAGAAAGAAAACAAGCTTTACAATGATCAGAGCCAGCAGATCAAGTCCATGTACGATAAAGGTGAAATTTCTGCATCACAATATGGCAAGGCAATGACTGACCTGCAAGCTACCCACAAGTCAACCACAGATGGTATGGCCGCGGCAATCTATAAGCTGGATAAGGCGAACGGGGCTTCTAAAGCTCAAATTACGCAGGATTTACTAAATGTTGGCTACACTTACAAGCAAGCTGCTGCAATTGTAAAGCGACAGAATGATGACATGAGTAAGAGTACATCCTTGGTGGTTGCTGAAACTGGCAACATGAGTAAGAAGTCTAAGGCAGCGGCCGATATCTGGAATAGCTTAGTATTTGATCCCAAGACTGGAAAAGTTAAGACCAATGCACAGGCAGAAGTCAATAAGGCCGCTAAGTCGAAAGACAAATGGAACCAGATGAAGCTACTGGTTAAACAAGGAAAGATGAGCTCCAATGCCGCGGCCATGGTTGGGGTTGCGGCTGTTCAGACCAAACGCTGGGATGGTTTAACACTTAAAGAGAAACAGGCGATGATTAAGTCTAAAGGTGGCGATGATCTAGCCGGGTTAATCGAAAAGGGCAAACAATGGGGTAAGTTCACCCCAGCCGAAAAGAAGGCTATCATTACTTCCAAAGGTGGACCAGAACTCTTAGGCGTCATGACTAAGGCTCAAACTTGGAATAAGTTAACGATGGCTGAGAAGCGGGCAGTCTTAAAGGACAACGCGTCGCCAGCCATGAAGCAAGCTACGGTTGGTATTAAAGATTGGAACAACTTAACGCCACAAATGAAGACGGTCATGGCCAAAGCTAAGGGTGCCGAAGATGTTGCGAAAGGCGTTAAGAATGTTAAAGACTGGAACAGCTTACCTACGTCTGAAAAGAAGCTGATTGCTAATGATAAGGGCGCTACAGGAATTATTAAGAAGGTAACTGGTAATTATAAGGCTTATCAGAATTTACCAAAAAGCGCTACTAAAAATTTATTTGCTAAGGATAATGCTAGCAAGAACGCTGGTAAAGCTAAAATTTCAGTTGATAAGTTTGGCCGAGTTAAGGTAACTGGTAAGGTACTTAAGGCTACTGATAAGGCGTCTGGTCCTACTAAGAGCGGTAAAAAGGGACTAGATAAATTTAATTCAACCAAAATGCAGACCAAAACTGCAAAAGGTAAGGATTCGGCCTCAGGTTCAATGAATGGTGCACGTAAATCGGCAATAAAATATAACGGCGTTAATATGGCGCTCAAAACTGCTCGTGGACATGACGCTGCATCTAGTCCAATTAACGGTGCTCACCGGTCGCTTGATCGATATAACGGGGTAGGTATGCGCGGAAAAACCGCTCGCGGATATGATTCGGCAAGCGGCGCTATGGGACGCGCTAAAGGTTCGTTAGGTCGTTACAATGGAACCGGTATGCGAGACAAAACTGCTCGTGGTCACGATGGTGCTTCTGGTCCAATCAGTAGCGCAATCCGTACTCTAAGCCACTGGAATGCAATGGGGAACGTGACTCACTTCATTACAACTGTTTTTCGTAAAATTACTCGGCACGCAACAGGTACAACCGGTACCGATGGTAATCCAATCATTGTTAATGACGAAGAAAGTTCAGTGTTCCGTGAAGCTGTCAAGTATCCCGGGCATCCAGCGTTTATCCCACACGGACGTAATGTCTATCTGAATGCACCAAAAGGAACGCAAGTTATTCCAGCGGGATTAACGGCCAAAATGTTTGGTGTCTCACAGTATGCTGCTGGTACTATTCCGGCTAATTCATCAATTATCCAAGCTTCGAAAGCCATCAATGACTCAATTGGCGGAGATAATACCACAATCAACTATAACTTGGGTGGTAGCAACAGTACACAAGCAATCGTAGCAGGCCTGGAAGCTATCTTGAATAAACTTGATGACCAACAACCAACATTTGAAGTGCACAACGATATGATTGGTGAAAAGCTGCGGACTTTGATTAAACAAAAGGATTCACGGGAACACAATTTAAATCGATTCTTCCCACAAGGAGGTTAGCAAATGGATGCTTTAATTACAAACTTAAATGGAACTGAACATAAGTTGAGTGACTTCGGCTTCCAAGTGCTCAACTTCGAAGAATTGGCACCAACAATTACCAGAACTACTAAGAGTTTTGATGGGCACGCCGGTTCATTGGATTATGGAGGCCGGCATGTCGTTAAGAGGATTACAATCAATGGTTTGTATTGGGTTAAGAGTCTGGAACAAGCCGATGATGTGCGAGATAAAGTTAACGCGGCTTTGTCACAAGCGGAACCTATTTATTTAACACGCATTTACGGTGGTCGAAACTTGTATGACGTGCGTGAGAGTGGCAAAGACTTTGTGATGCCAGCACAAACTGTTGATAAGAAACGGTTTAAAGTGTATCGAACAGATACCAACTTACCATCAATCATCGAGCGGACTGGTAAGGGCGTTTACTACACCTGGTCACTGGAATTTGAGACAGTCGAATTGCCATTTGGTGAGAGTAAGCCACGGTCGCAAACGTTAGTTAGTGGCCAATCAATAACTTATAACGGTACAGTAGCTTGTTCACAGCTAGAACAGGCTTTTTATTTTGTCGTGACGGCTAAGGTGGCGTCTGCTGGTGGGTTTACGTTGACAGTCGATGGCCAATCATTGATAGTTACTAGCCCAGTAGTTGCTGGTGACGTTTATACGTTATCGGGCATGAATAATACTCGTGGCAATCAGAACATTAATGATAAAACCAATGCGGGGTATTTTATCCTGCATCCCGGTGCAGCTAACAAGGTAGTATGTTCAATCAGTGCGGATATCCAAATCAAAAATTTGTGTGATTTATATATTTAGGAAGGTGAGGTGAAAACTATTGATTAAATTTCATGATCCGTCCGGGACGCCCCATTTAGGCCAAGCTACCATTACAAGAACTACTAGCGTTAATGGCGGACTGTCACTGACTGGTGAAGTGTTTGCCGGCGGTGACGTATTGAACGGTTTAGACTACGGCTGGTGGTTAAACTTCGATAATGAAAAGTACGTCATTACGTATAAGAAGCTGAGTGATGATACCAATACCGTTGTCTTTGATGCGATACAACAGTTCTTTTGGGACTTTGCCAAAGTAGCATTGCACGCACAATACACGGGTAGTCATGAGTATACATTCTATCTAGGACAACTCTTTGATAAATCCGGGTATACCTACAAGAATGACGTTACCGTACCAGCATTTGAAAAAGAAAATTGGGGTTATAAAAATAAGTTAGATTTATTTAACGACATTATTGATCAGGCTGGCGTTGAATTTGAAGTGCACAATGAGACGGTTCACATTGCTAAACAGATTGGTAGTGACCTGACCAGTTTTGCCCGTAAAGGGATTAACCTTAGTGATCTCACGGAAGAAATGAAAATATCCGATTTTGCGACGTATGCTAAGGGCTATGGTGCTTTCAAAGATGCTGAAGACCAAAGTAAGGGGCGATTAGAAGTTGAGTATCGCAGTGAGTTAGCCAAGCAGTTTGGCGACTTAGAAATGGACCCGATTGTCGATGAACGATACACAATTGCGGATAACTTGATTGCTGCTTTAAAAAAGCAGGTTGATGCGACCTATACCGTGTCAATGACTATGAACATCTATGACTTAGAGAACGCTGGTTATCCTAATTATGAAGCACCTAAAGTCGGGGACTGGATTCTAGCGATTGATGAAGCATTAAATTTCAAGCGTAAGATTCGCATTATTCAGCTTGAAGAACAGTTTGACGTGACCGGTAAGCGTATCGGGTATACGGCCACTTGTGGTGATTTGAGTATTGTTGATCAGTACACACATCTACAAAGTAGTTTGGATAGCAAGGTGCAACGTATTCAAGAAAGTGTTGATAATGCACTCAGCAGCGCTAACGGCAAAAGTACAAACTACTATGGTGAAAAAGAACCCACGAGCGCCAATGAAGGTGACTTATGGTTTGACCAAAGTGATAGTGATCCAGACAAGTGGTCTATCAAACAATGGGTCAACGGGCGTTGGGAGCAGATTACGTTTAACCCTGGCGAGGTAGACGCCAAAGTTAACGTTGCTAAGAAAGAGGCTGAAACTGCGGTTGAGAATGCTAAAAGTGCATCAAATAAAGCTGACCAGCTTGCGGCTAAGTACGATGATACAAATGCATTAGCTAATCAAGCACTGGATCGAGCTATTGATGCACAAAATTCAGCTGCTGGGTTGATTGACGATGTTAACAAGGCTTCTCAAAATGCCGACGATGCAAAGAGCATTGCTAATTCAGTTAATTCTAAGTACACAACATTAACCGATGGTTCTACTATGACGCTTGCTGAATTGGAAAATGGACTAGCTGCTAAGTTGACTAAAGATGACCTAAGCGGATACGCCACTGAGACCTGGACACAGAATCAGATCAAGGTTACCGCTGATGGAATTAACTCAACATTATCTAGTGTTAAAACTACGGTTGATGGACAGACCACAAGTATTAATGATTTGAAAGCTGATTCCAGTGGGTTTAAAGCTCAATTTGTTACCGTCAATGACACTCTGGGTAAGCAAACTAAGGACATTGGAACTCTTCAGGCGACGAACAAGTCTTTAACTGCAGGGTTTGACTCACTCAACGCTGATAACACAGTAAATCAACATAACATTAGTCAATTACAATTAACAGCAACTTCGTTGAGTAATACTATCGAAAACGTGAATCAAAAAGTTGAAGATGGACTGATATCAACTAACATCTTTAGAAGCGTAAATGACTTTTCACGTTCTTATTGGACTGATGCATTTGGTTATCCGTTCACGACCATTCAAACCGAAAGTAGGTACCATGATTCTCTGATTCACTATCAAGGTCAGGGTAAGACACCCGCACCATATTCGACTATTGCTCAGCAAACAATAACTGATGATGCTATGGCTGCTGATACATGGTACACGCTTAGCTTCTATGCACGTGGAGCTGGAGACAATAATACAGTAGGCAAATTTGGTGTGTACTTTTATGCTAATGGTAGCGACCAGTCTATGTCTAGCAGTGACGGTGTTGAAGTACTGGGAACATCAGATACTCATTGCATAATTACATTAACGCCGTACTTTAGACGTTACGTAATTACTTTCCACACGCCTAAAGATTTCTCAGGCGGACATTCATTCTGGGCTAGAAATGACCTAGATCTAAATGATGGCAGTTTATACTGTGATTTTTGGCACCCTAAATTGGAACTAGGTAAAGTTGCGAGTGATTTCTCAGTAAACCCAGCAGATACAGCAACTATTTCAGCATTGTCAAGTATTTCGCAAACTGTCGATGCAATCCAAACAACAGTACGTGGAAAGGTTGATAATGACACTTATCAGTCAAAGATGACTCAATTGGATAACCAGATCACTACTAAAGTATCACAAGGTGACATTACAAACGAAAATATTCTGCCATATTCTGGTTATTGGTCAGATTTGACGGGCTGGACACTAATGAGCTGGGGAGCTGCAGATAGAAATTTAAATCTAATTCATCACAACTTCTATCATAATGCGGTTGATGCAACTTTATGTGTTGGGACAGCTATGGCTGACACTGCAGCTGCAGGCTCAACAAAGTTTAACGTCATACCAAATACAACCTACACCATGACTTTCTGGGGTTTTGCTAGTTCTAATGTGAAAGGAACCAATGTATATGTTCTAGGTCGCACCTTTGCATCTACAAAAGACTATGATTATGTGCACAATGTGCAGACAAATTTGATTATGTCACCAAGTGGGATAAATAAATACACTGCGACATTTACTACCAATTCGGATGAGACGCAGGCGTATGTTCGATTAGATAATCAAGGTTCTACCAATGGTCAAAGCTCTGGTGCATATTTTGCTGAACTTAAAATCGAACGAGGAACCGTATCAACTCCATATACTAGGGTTTCAAGTTCAGAAGTTCAAATAACTTCCGACAATATCAATCTTAAGGTTTCCAAAGATGGTGTTGTAAATGCAGTTAACATCTCGCCTGAAGGAATATCAATATACGGTAACAAACTGCATATTACGGCGGCCACCTACATTGATAATGCAGTCATTAAGGACGCCATGATTGCCAACCTAAATGCTAATAAGTTAACAGCTGGATCAATTAATGCGGCTAATATCAATGTGTATAACATTAATGGCGCAAATATTGTCGCCAATTCGATAACTGCTAACCAGCTTCAAGCCGGGTCTCTATTAATTGCATTAAACTCCACTATGCAAACTATGAGGATTGGCACGGATGGTTTATACACTACTGATAATAAAGGCGACGGGGTTGGCCATATTCATACCAACTCAGTCGTTGGGCATCCAGATGTCTATGGCCTAAACTTTGACCTTGATGCTACTGGGGACTATATGGGTTGGGGAGCTAAGAACCGTGGAGATCCTAATGGAACCTATGCCATCAAACTAGGCTGGTATCGTTCAGATACGGCTAATACCATTGGAAATATTAAAGGATTCGTATTCTCCGACCAAGTAACCTTAAACGGCGGTATTCAAGTTTCCGGAGCATATCAGAATCTAGGCTTCGGTACAAGTACGTTTAATAACAATACCCATTACCCTTACTTTGGGTCAACTGGCATGAAGGCTGGATTAGCCTATGGCTCGACGGACACCTATCTGATTTCAGATGGTAAGTATGCTGATATGACTAAGGTTATATTTGCTTTACAAGGTATCGGTGATGCTTATATTCCCGTTAAGCTTAGTGACGGAAAGATAACTAGTTATGTTAAAGTCAATTTCCAACATTAGACAAAAACAAGAAGGAGCAATAATGATGAAAAACACTATTGAATTTAAAAATTCTGAACTTACAGGGCTGGCAAACGTTTTAGGAGGATTCAAGCTAAAAGGAAAAGCAAGTCTAGGTCGTACCGTGTTAATTCGTAAATTCGCCAAGAAGCAAGAGGAAGTTAACGAAGATCGGGTTGAGATCCAGAAGAAGTACTTTGAAACTGATAAAGAAGGCTCGTTACGAGTATTCAAAGGCAGTGAAGGCAAGCTAATCCCTAGGTCAGAATTGATAGATAAAGAAGACCCTAAGAAATTAGGAACAAAAGCTGCCAAAGAATTAGACGATGAGATCAAGGAACTTAATAACGAAAAAGCCATTATTGACTTTAGTGAATACTCACCTCGTTTTAAGGCACTTAAGGATGCTTTAGAAGACTACCCATATGAGCTTGAAAGTGATTCAGCAATTGCATACGAACGAGTTTATGACCAACTAGAACAGGCATTCAGCAAAGGAGAAAAATAATATGAACTTAATTAATCGTAGTATCCAATACGCTTTATCAGCTGAAACTGGTAACACAGATAGTGTCGTTGTTGGGGTTTACGGAAAATCTGAAAATCTCGAAATTAACGGTACCTTAACAATCGTCGCAGATGACTTAGATGAAGGAACTACTTTTGACGACCTTTCTAAGAAGCAACTATTTGCGTTAGCCACTAAGAAGCTGCCTACCTTATTGCCAACTTTGGCGTACACTAACTATCAATTCTTTGTTCAGAATGATACGCCGGTTCGATTAACCGCGTACTCAGACTTAAGCAATAATGGCAGTTATATTTCATTAAGCTCAACTCTCGACCAGTCTGACTTCACAAATAAAGCTATCGAATCTGTCGGTTACGAAGATGTAAAATCTGCAGTTAAAACTATTCTTAGTCAAGAATTCCCGACATCATGAATGGAAGTGTGATGTGATGTTTGAACATTTAGCCAAAAATAGATTTTGGTTTTGGAAAGCGATGGAAACATATGGATTAGGAATTTACTTTATTATTAAGCACAACACATTTGCATTTGAGCCACCACAGCCAACGCTGCTTGATGTGCTTGATGATCCACCTATGATTTTTATGCTGGCGGTGGTTGGAACGCTTGCTCTGGTGTATTCTTTGTGGAACTTGCGTACACATTATTACAAGCCATTAATGACTGGATTACTTACGTTTGTCTGGTTATTTTTCATGATAGCGTTTGGTGTTCATGATTTTGAAATGCAACGTTATGTAAGTTTTGAAAGTATGTATGCCATGTTTGTTTTAGGATCAACCATTTTTGAAATTGTAATTGGGGATGATTAGGGGTGAGCGATGCTGTTATCGTGGCCTTAATTACCACAGCGGGTTCAATTTTCGTTGCGGTCTTAACGATGTGGAACAGTAACAAGGCCGTTAACAGCGATACTGAAACCATGTTAAAAAAGGAAAATGAGGCTTTAAAAAGGGAAAATAATGAGAAGCAAGAAATAATTGACTATTATAGAAAGCGTGATAAATAATGATGGAATTAATTCAATTTATTAACGGTACCACGATTGCGGCAATCGCCGTAGTAACATATTTAGTTGTTTGGGCGATTAAACAAACTCAATTCAGTAACAAATATTTACCAATTATTGCCCTTGGCGTTGGTGCAGTGATTGGTATTTTTATTGGCATTGCCAATGGTGATATCAAATGGGTAGCTGGTTTGGTTGATGGTGTGATTGCAGGTGCCGTCAGCGTCGGTGGTAATGAGCTAGCTAAATCGATTGGGACAATGTTTAATGGAGGTGCAAAATAATGAGCTTAAATGGATTTGATGTAGCCAGTTATCAGGCTGGTATGAATGTAGGCGAAGTTGCAGGCGACTTTGTGTTGGTTAAAGCAACAGAGGGTATTGATTATACTAATCCAGAATTTAATGGACACGCAAAGCAGACTTTGTCAGCAGGCAAGAAGCTAGGCGTGTACCACTTTATTCGAAACGACTCGGATATTAAGCAGCAGGCTGATTATTTCTTAACGGTTGTTAAGCCATATATTGGTAAAGCAATGCTGGTTCTTGATTTTGAAAACACGACAGGTTCAACCATTCAGAACCAAGCAGGTGTCGGCTTAGCTAAGCAATGGCTTGATTACGTTTATCAAAAAACCGGTGTTCGTGCAGTGCTATACACGGGACTTAGTTGTGAAAATGCTTTAGATTGGTCATCCGTGGTCAAGGCTAACTATGGGTTATGGATCGCTCAGTATAACAATTATGACGCGGTGATTGGATATCAACCACGAGACTTATATGGTAGCTTGAAGGACTGGAAGACAGCGGTAATGTTCCAATATACAAGCACTGGACGGTTACCGGGATGGAATGGCAACCTTGACTTTGATGTGTTTTACGGTGACAAGTCCGCCTGGGATAAGTACGCTAAGGCAAATATCAATCCTGATATTCCGAAATGGATTAAAGAGGACAAGACCTATACGCTTAAAACAGCTGTCAAACTTCGGACTGCACCATCAACATCGGCTAGTGTCATTGCAGTGTTACCAGCTGGTTCAACGGTGAGAACCGATCAAGCCATTATTCAAGGTGGCTACCGTTGGGTACGGCAACCACGTTTGAACGGCTATGCTTATATGGCAACTGGCCCCGTAAGTAATTCACTTGAATATGTAAAAAGTGGCGCTTCTCACACGTATTACACGGTCAAGTCCGGTGATTCATGGTGGGTAATTGCTCAACGATTCAATGTAGACATGAATAATTTAGCTAAATTGAATGGTAAGACAACTAGCACGGTAATTCATCCCGGTGATAAGTTAGTAATCAAATAAATGATGAACGTAGCACGACAAGAAAACTTGAATGAAATAGGATTCCATAGACCCTTATGTTTCGGCATAAGGGTTATTACATATTTTATCGTGGCAGTATTTACATCCAATCTCTAAACTGTAAAATAAATACTGAGGTGGAATAAATGAAAAAATCGTGGATTATTGTATCAATTTTTGAGGTTCTAATTTATGTGTTACTATCATTACTGATTTTCAGTAGGAGCATTGATGGTTCTGGAGTTGCTCAAACACCAGAATTGAAAATGATTACATGGTATATCTTAGATGTACCGTTCGCTTTCTTGTTGATCGTTCAGATTATTTGGTTTGTTATTATAAAAAAAACAAAATAATAAATAAAGTAGAAATCCCACACTGGCTATGATAGCTAGTGTGGGATTTTTTCGTATAAATATTTTTAAATAGATAAATTCTTTAAAATGTAATATTTAGTACTACATGTATGAAATCTGTGCTAGTTTGAATAAGATATGTACTAGATGATGTATAGATGCAGTAGATTCAGACATTTGCTTTTTGACTAATCTAAGTGATACTATATAAATAACAAATCAACGCCCCCACACTAATGGACATGTTCCTAAGTGGGGCTTTTTTTTTAGGAGATAAGTAAATGAATAATCCGAAACAGTTAAACTATGTTGATCAATTATGTTTATTCAAATTAAGAGGTATATCTGGTATTGATCTTCAGATAGTTGACGAAAAAGATAGTGATGCTGGAAGACATAAAAGAGAAGAACATCAAAGAAAACTACATACAGTTAAAATGGTTGGATATTATGAGCTTAAGAGATATGCATATCCATTCTGGGATAGTGTAGAGAAAAAGTATACTAATCTTAGTTTTTCAGATTTAGTCGCAAGATACTACCGAGATAAAAAATTAAGGCAAAATGTACTGCACGCTATAGAGGATATAGAAATTGCTTTAAATGCTCAGATAGCATATGTTCTTGGTAATAAATACGGTCCATTAGGATATCTAGATTTTTCAAAATGGTGTCAAAGAGACAGTAGAAATGAGTACTTAAATAATAAATATATGAACAAATTTGCCATTTCTGAAGAACGATTGAAGTTTCTAACAAAGCTTCAGTATAAAATAAAAAAATCATCAATGGTGGATGTTCGAAACTATCTTGATAGTTCTGGAAAAATATTTCCTCCTGTTTGGATCATGATAAATGTTTTAACTTTGGGTGATTCAATTCATATCTTAAAACTAATGTCAAAATCTAGTAGAAGAGAAATCGCAAGCGTTTTTGGATGCAAGACCAAAGAACTTATCAATTGGATGGAGTGTTTAAACTTAATAAGAAATATTTGTTGTCATAATGGTAATCTTATTGATTTCAAGCTAAAGACAACTCCTGTTATACCATCGGAATATCAAGATAGTTTGTATTGTTATCATTCAAGTAGAAGATTGATTTACACGAATAGAATTGCTGTTGTAATTTGCATCATTCTAAAGCTGATGAAGGCGATTAATTCAAAGTATCAATTTCATAGGCTACGCAATAGTATTACTTCGTTTGCGAATGACGATGCTGCAGCAAATATATATGGTTTTAAAGATAAGGCTGAATTAGAAAAACTATTCCTTTAATTTAATTGAACCAATATGTGAAGTAACACCACGAATCCCGCACTAGCCTTAATTGGCCGGTGTGGTTTTTTGTGTTTTAAAAAGTGTGAGTGTGATTTACATTAAAAATCGACTAGCTATATTTGAGGTTTAAAAGTTTGCTTTGTGCAAAAATAGAATTGAAATAGTCAATATATGCTGATATAGCAAGGAGTAGAACGTGCAAAAAACGTGCAAAAACTTTTTATATTCTAGTGTTTTCTTATGAAATACAAAAAGAAAGAATCTCGTTAAACGTTGATTTAACGGGATTCTTTCTTTTTAAAAACATTCTCTTTTTGGTAATTATGCCCCAGGCAGGATTCACGCTTGTTGGTATGACTAGCTTTATATGTGTAACGTGCAAAAAGCGTGCAAAATTATTCAGCAATTTCTTTAACTGATTTTGGGGCGGTAATGTCATCTAAATATTGTTCGATTTTGTTATCAGTTTTAACTTTATATTCTTCAATCAAATATGAATAGACCCTTGTAGTTGTTGCTAGATCAGAATGACCAAGACGCTTAGATATTGCATACAAGTCAGCACCACAGTAAAGTAAGTAAGCTACGTGAGTATGCCGTAATGAATGAAAGTGAAACCCAGCACGTTTAATATTTAGGGACTTTAGTGATTCCCGTAGTGTCTTATTAACCGCTGCAGATGTTGGTACAGTTCCATATTGATTAATGAATATTAAATCTGCACGTTTATGTTGTTTCATTTCGATAAACATATCAGTTAAGTCTTGATTGATGCGAATAATTCGGTTTGAAGATTCATTTTTAGTTGGAATTAATTCTTGAGTGCTTTCATTAAGTGCATGTCTAACTGTGATAGTCTTAAAGTCAGTGTTTATATCTTTCCACTGTAGCCCTTGAATTTCGCCTAAACGCATACCAGTATAGATAGCGGTTAAAATCATTTGGTGCGAAGTGAAGTTCTTATTAATGTGATTAAGAGAATATGCTGAAAGCTGTTGTATTTCTTGCATATTTAAATACTCAATCTTGCGTGACTTTTTGGGATTGAAAACCAATTCAACATTCTCAGTAAAGTCCTTAGTAATCATATCTTCATAAATGGCGTTGTGCACGCAAGCTCGAATTAGACTATTTACCTTTTTGACAGTATCCTTTGCATGGTCAGCACCGTAAGCATTAATGAACTGCTGATATTTCCGTCGTGTTATATTTTCAATTTCGGTTTGATTAAAATAATTCTGCAACTCATGGTAGGTGATTATATATCGATGCTGAGTTCGCTCAGATATTTTTGCTTTTTTAAAGTCTTCAAACCAACTATTGAAGTATTCTGCAAAAACGTGAGAATCTTTTTTGTCGGTTGGCAAAATTCCTAATGCAATATTATCTTCGATTGAGTTGCTATAAAGCTGTGCGGCTTTTTTAGTTTTAAAGCCAGCCTTGCTAAAGGTTGCATATTTACCATTACGTTTCTTATAGCTAATTCTTGTTTGCCAACTTCCAAAGCGTTTTGTAATTGATGCCATAATATTTTCCTCCAATATGATATACTAAAGGAGCCATTAAGTCCTTTAGTGATTTAATTCAGGTTGAGCACATCCATCTTCTTGGCGGGAGGGGATGTGCTTTTTGTGATATAATAAGTGAAAATATTTCATTTATTATTATTAAAAGTGAAATTATCTAATAATATTCAAATGTTTGTGACTTTCCCATGCTAATATTCATTTGGGAAATAGAAAAGTTGGCTGTATTGTTTGAAAAATTTGAATCATGGTTGGAAAATGTGTAGGTCTCAGGTAAAAGATTCATTTTGTCAAAGCTCAGCAATGTTTCATGAACAATTTGTCTTAACAGAGCAAGATTAAGCTCTTTATAATGACCTCCATTATTGTCTTCCATTGAAAATAGATTACGTTTTAACTTACTATATTTTTCACCCAATACAAGGTCTTCATGAGCACCGCCATCCTGGTTTGCCATGTATTTGACAAGTTCCCATCTTTTAAAGCCTTCGCCATTTACATAAAGTATGCGTCCATTCCACCAGTGATCAAAACTTATCCAATGTATGGATTCCATGCTAAACAATGGGAGATAAATCTTTTTAGGCTTTTTAAAATCAGAATCAGGTACTTGCCCATTTAACACTGGACCACCGTATAAGACGGTATCATTGGCGATACTCACAGATGATGCAAAGCTTTCAAAATCAATGGAAATTTCTGGGGGCAATATTTTTATCATTATTTCCCCATACCTTTGTTTATAAAATAGTGTTCTAAGAATGGGTGAGGCAAGTTTTATGCGCCTGCGATTTCCAGCGTCATATTGGTTAGCAGCGAGAATTAAATCTGATAAATGATCATTAAAGTTGTCTCGTAATTCCTGATGCGTTTTTGGCACTTTATTTTCTTTCATATTTGTAAGTGGGAGGTGTTCATATGTGTTCAAAACAATATATATTTCCGGCAAAATCGAAGAATGATGTATTTTGCTTTCCCGGTACGGAAACTATGTTAAGCCAGTTTCCACAAGAAAAAAATATTTCTATTACTTCGCTAAAGAGTTTACTAGCTGGCAATGCTATTGTTGATATTGGCGATGGCGAGTACATCCATTGGTTGCAACTGGATGATTCAGCAATCGAATACGTTAAACACCATGTACGTTAAGACCCAATCCTTTCTTCAAATTTATTATAAGCACATCTCAAACTTTGACCGGTGGAGATGTGCTTTTTGTGTTACAACGCGAGCGGCAGGAGTTGAACCTGCATATCAGCCTAAGAAAGAATGGGCTTCAAGACTTGGGCTTTGTTCTACCGTTGAACTACACTCGCATAATCCATATCCCAAACTTTGGTCGGTTGAGGGAATATGGTTAGTTATTTACTCAGATGTAATAATTAGAACGATTGCGATTATTACAATTAAATCTATTTGTTGAAGTTGATAGTAGTTTGATTATCAACACCGTAGTAATTTCCACTATCTTCGATTAGTTCAGCAGAGACAAACTTATACTGATTCATTTTCTTGATGTCCCCTTTTTTAGCAATAGCCTGTAAAAGCCCAGTCTTTTTTGTGCCTGGTTGAATCTTATCGCCGACCAATTCATCTATTGCTCCGTGATTAGATGAAAGCTGGTTACCTGATGGGGTGATTAATTCAACTCCGTTTGAAGAAACACGCTTTTTACTATTATTTTTAAGAGAGTATCCCAGTTGATATTCATAGTAAGTATTGTTAAGCTTTTTGCCAAAATTATTTTCATCATTAGCACGTTGTGATTTCTTCGTTGTTTCAATTTTTAATAATTTGGCTTCTTTAAAATAATAAGTAGCTGATTTGGTGTTTATTGCCTTATTATGATAATTTTTAATAGCTAACAGTGTGATTTTTCCAGTTTCACTATCCTTTGTGTAGGTTCCAACTTTTTTTAATGGCCCTGACACTTCTTTTGAGTTGGACGAACTTTTATTTGAATTGTTTCCACAACCAGCCAGACCGATCCCGATAAATAAAGCCGCCCCTAGTGTCGCTATCTTTTTAGCATTCATTTACATATCCTCCAATGATATAATAATATTTGTATATCAATATCATTGGTTACTACGTCTCACTGTTTGCGGCAGTGGGGCGTTTTTTTATTTAGAACATTAACTCGTAGAACTTATCTGGTAGACCATAGGCCATTTGTATTTCATTAAAGCTTTGTGGTCGGTCGTCATACTGTTCTTTATATAGGGCGGTAAGTTCACTACATGCAAATAAATTAGCTTCACGTTCCATTTTGCCTTCCCAATTATTTCCAATGGTGTAGAGAGCGGCGCAGGACGTGTGATCTAATCCATGCTTCAATTCGTGAGCCATGACCACATATTTTTCTGGTACTTCTTGCAATTCATCTGACAAGCCAATGTACACATCACCGCTGCTTGCGGTTGTACATATCCCTTTGAGGTTGCCTAAACTAGCATATTCAACACGATAACCTAAACTGTCTGCAATGACAAAAGGATCGAAAGTTCCTAATTTATCGGCTAATTGATGAACTTGTAGATACAGTTTATAACTGTTCATCAACAACACCTACTTTTTATTATCGTCATTCCGATGCTTTTGTTTATCTTCCCAGAACACACCTTCCAAGAAGGCACGTACCTTAATTTTTGTTTCGTCGTCCATATCCATGCCTTGGAAGCCCATTGGTACATTTGATTTGAGCCACTCATCAAGGTCGATTTTATCGTCCTCAGTTGCCCAGGAGGGAGCTTTTGACTCGCGACCGAGCAGGTAATCAGTGGAGACATCAAAGTAATCTGCAATTTCTTCAAGCTTTTTTGCACTCGGATTGGTTTTCTTCAAACGATACAATGTGTTTTTGGAGTATCCTAGTTCCGATTCAACGTCATTAACAGATTTTCCTTGTTTGTTTGCAAGAAATTTAATGCGATCGAACAGTGCCATAATAGTATTCCTCACGTTCTCAAAAGCAAATATTAAAATAAATGCATAAAACAGTTTGACAAAATTATGCAAATGTTTTAATATTACTTTTGTAAGCTAATTGAATAACCAAACGCGCAATATTAAAGAACATTAACTTGACTGATTTTCAGCGTTCCCCAACGTCTTATAGTCTTGCAATGGCTTTAAATAGGCTTATTTAGCTATGCCTTAATATTAAAACATTTGCGTAAAATAATCAACAATAATTAAAACTATTTTTGATTGGTTATCAAATTAGCTTACATACATAAATGAAAGGAAGTGAATTAAATGACGAATTATATTTTGTTCCGGATGGATAATGGAAATAAAATTCCAATCGAATCGGGAGCAACTAACGATATAACAATGATTTTACCTATGAATGATGAACAAAAAAATAGACTGCTTAAAGATTACCCAGAATCTAAAAACAATCTATATATGTTTATTAGTGGAGTGATTTTTAAGCTTGATTAATCAAGGCCAAGCATTTTAATAACCACATTACTGGCAACTTTCACTGCAATATCCATGGAAACTGACGCTAATTTAGAAGTGACAGATTTAGTTTTCTTCCAAACTTCCGGATCACGAATGTTATCCAAATAAGCATGACCATCAAACGTTAATGAATTGATGCTCATATCAACAACAATATTTGAGCCGGTTTGGATATAAGCGTTGATTAAATCTTTTTCTTCAAGTCTTCGAATAACATAGGTCAACTGTTCATATGAAACGTTTTGTTTCTTAGCAAAGTCTCTCAGTTGATCATCCGACACACCCAAAAGTGAGTCGTTACTTTCAACGAAGAGCAAAAGCGAACGAATTAGTTCATGGTTTAGTTCCATAATCTTTCACCTCGATTATTTTGAGTTAACCAAATTATACCTTATTAGAAAGGAAGTGAATTAAATGCCAACAACATTAGCTGGACGGGAACTTATCAAGAAGTACATTGATGATCGTGAAATTAGCATTACAAGCTTGGCCGCTACATTTGGTGTAGGAAAAATGTACATGACGCAAGTATTGGCCGGAACCAAGAAGTCTGCAGCGGCTAACGAGCTAGTTTTGAAGATTATTGAGACTTTTAAAATTCGACCACATGAAGGAGATGAATAAAAGATGACGGAAAAATTAGTTTTAAGAAAGCAACATCTTAATGGTAACGGCGGAACCAAGTCAATATTCGTTGATGTCTCAATTCTTGATTCCATCCGTGAAATTAAAGAAGAGACTGGAATCCCGATGAGAAGGATTGTTGAACAATTTATCTACTATGCAATGAACAATGTTGAAATCGTTGATGACGAAGGAGATGAACAGTAATGAGCCAATCATTATTAGATCAGATTGAAGTAACTGGAACTTTCCGTTTTCCACTACCTGATGGCATGAAGCTTGTTCCCGTTGATTCTCATGGCTATGAAGGTGAGTCACTGACCGGCCGCTGGTGGACTATGAAAGATTTGCGTGAATGGTGTGCTAATAAGTCAGTTGACTGGTTGAAAGATAACATTCTAGAAAACCCACGCTACAGTCGCGAGATTGGGGCAATGGAACGCAAAGGCCAAATCATTCATAAAGGTCGTGGCAGCGCATGGAAGTTTAAAGCCAAAGCAATGGCGGAGTTTTTGGATAAGCACGGCGAAGAGCTGCCATGGTAACGAAGGGAGGTGTTACGGATGATTGAAGGTGCATTGATTGGCAGCGCATTAACTTGGCTGTGGTTTAAGCGGCATGAAATTATTAGTTGGTTTGGAATTTAAAGGAGAAAACGAAAATGAGTAAAGAAACAGTAGAAATTAATGGCGTTAAATTTGAGGTTGACATGGACACTGCTAAGCGGATTGATACCTTCAAAGTTGGTGACAATGTTCGGTTGTTGGACAAACGGTACAATTCATCGGAAATTTACACTGGTGTGATTCTTGGGTTTTATAACTTTAAAGAATTGCCGACTATTCAAGTTGCTTATTTTAAAGATAGTTTCAGTGGTGCAACCATTGATTTTGTGAATATCAATTCAAAAAGTGATGACTTCGAGTTACTACCATCAAATAAGTACGAAGCGGACTTTGATCGAGACACTGTAGTAGGTTCGCTCAATCAGCAAATCGAGTCAAAAACATCCGAAGTGAAGTCTTTAGAGGCGAAAAAAGCCTGGTTCTTGAAATATTACGGTAAATACTTTGTGAATGATGGTGAGGAAGATGCAAATGAGGAAGGGTAGCTATAAGCCGTTTGAAGAATGGCGAGCAAAACAAAATACCTGCTACCGGGTGCAACCAGTAACAGGTACGAAATTGAAAAATAATCAAATGATTTTACAGGTTTATGGTACACCACGGAAGAACCTATGGCAACAACTGAAAGGAATGTTTACACATGAATAATTACAAATCACAAGCAAAACATTGGTATCGAAAGCTAATGAAGACGCCAGTTGGGTATGTATGTTTAGCTTCTTACCGGTTCAAACAATGGCAGCATTACAAGCACTTGGCACGGCAAAAGACATTGGATCATTTGCGAGGTGAAGACCATGCGGACATTCAATCAGAAAACGATTAATCCAGGGGTGGCTTACTGCGAATGTCTTGGATATCTGTATTTCTATGAAGACTCAACTCAGTTTCTAGCATGGTTAATGGGTGTGCTAAGCCCTGAAGCAGTACTAGACAAAATTGGTGTTCAAGAAAAGGTGCGTGAATAAAGTGATACCAGGATATGATGAATGGCTAGAACCTCGGGATGAGGATGACCGACCTACTAAAGAAGAATTGATTGAACTTGGTGTGATTGGAGATGATGAAGAATGAACTTATACGAAATGGCGACCAACTATCGCGACTTAACCAACCGTGATGATCTTAACCCAGACACCATTGCCGATACGCTCGATGCGTTAACTGACTCAATGAACGTGAAGGTCGATAACATTGCAAGCTGGATAGATGAGAACCAAGCGAATATTGATTTCTTGGATAAAAAAATGAAATCGTTCCGTGAAGAAAAGCAACGGTTAAAGAACTTGAACGGCCGGCTAAACCATTACGTCGCGGACACGCTTGATCAAGCCGAAATTAAGAAATTAACCACGGACCAACACATTGTTTCAGTTCGAAATTATCGTGCGTCCACCGTGGTGAGTGAACCGGATAAACTCACAGCTGATTTTGTAAAAGAAATTCACGAATACCAGCCGGATAAGGCGGCGATCTATAAAGCTTTGTCAGCTGGCAAGAACGTGCCCGGCGCCCATCTGGAACCGAATCGGAAGGCAGTTATTAAGTAATGTTCCAGCTAAGAGATTACCAGCAAGAATCAGTTGACGCTGTCTATAACTCAACAATTCACGGGCATCGTTCAATCGTAGTTCAATCACCGCCAAGAACGGGAAAAACGGTAATCATGGCCGATATTGCACGTAGAGCAACGGCAAAGGGTAACCGGGTATTGTTTATCGTGCACCGGCGGGAAATCTTAGAACAGGCTGAGGCCATGTTTAAGCAAGATGACGTTAACATGTCACTTTGCAAGATGGGTATGGTTCAGACCATTACCCGGCACATTGATGAGTTAACCAAACCAGCCATCATAATGATTGATGAAGCTCATCATGCACTGTCGAAGTCCTACCAGAGAATAATTCAAGCGTTCCCTGACGCGCTTAAATTGCTGTTCACAGCGACACCATGGCGAATGGATGGCAAAGGACTGAATGTGATTGCCGATGATATCGTACTAGGCAAACCAATTAGTGAATTGATTACACAAGGTTTCCTTGCACCGGTCGACTACTATGCTCCGTCCGAAATTGATGTGACTCAGTTGAAAACTAAGCGCAATGGTGAATTTGATGAAGCTAGTATTGATCAGGCGGTTAAGCCGAAAATCTACGGCAACGCAGTCCGGCATTATTTGAAACTAGCACCAGGTAAGCAAGCTATTGCTTATGCGTACAACGTGGCAAGTGCCGAACGATTGGCGGAAGCGTTCAACCAAGCGGGCATAATGGCGCGCGCAGTATCGGGTAAGACAGATAGGGCGACTCGAAAGCGGATTGTATCTGATTATCGTGCTGGAAAGATTCAAGTGGTCACTAACGCCGAATTGTTTACAGAGGGCTTAGACTTGCCGAACGTCGACTGTGTAATCATGCTACGCCCAACGCAGTCGCTATCACTTTATTTACAGTTTGCCATGCGGTCAATGAATCCACGAGTAGGTAAACGGGCTATTATTATTGATCACGTTAACAACGTTGAGCGATTCGGTTTACCAACTATAGACCGGCAATGGATTCTTGGTGGCCGGGACAAACATTCAAAGAGTAGCAACGGGACACCTATCAAGTCAGTTTCGGTTTGTCCGGAGTGCTTCGCAACCTTTTACCGCAAGGGCGAAAGCTGCCCGCTCTGTGGGGCCGAACTAGGCGAAGAAAAAGTTATTGAGACCGATGAATCTATCAAGCTTAAAAAGATAGAGGCTAACAAGCGGTTGGCATTAGCCAAAGAGATTGCAGAGAACAATGCTGCTAAAGCAGTAGCCGATAAGTCGCCGGGTGAGTTAACCACGTACGCGGAGATTAAGGCATACGCCAAGTTGCACGGATATAAGCCCGGTTGGTCATTTTATCAGGCGAAGATGAGGGGACTGATTAAACGGTGAAAACACGAATAACAGAGCTACGAGAGCAATGTAAGCTTAGTCAAGGGAGTTTAGCTGATTTAGTTGGACTGAAAGACAACACAATTTGCCAGTATGAAACGGGCAAACGAACGCCGAATATATACGTGCTTATCAAATTAGCTGATATTTTCGGTGTGACCATTGATTATTTAATTAAAAGGAGTGATAGAAATAATGTCAATTCTTCCAAAGAATGAACCAATAAAACCTGATTTATCGCCACACAATTTCTTTATTTGGGGAGACACGATGTCCGGCAAAAGTTATCTGGCGGAGCATTTTCCGGATTTAGTAATTCTTAGTACCGACAAAAATGCTAAGGCTGGCACACGGCCACCGGTTCCATTTTATAGAGAAGAGGGGAAACCACCATTTAGTGTAATTGATAGGCTACGGCAGACAATTGCAGAATTACAAATCAATAAAGATGGTTTTAAAACCGTTAGTATCGATGTTACAGAGGATTTGATAAGCTTCATTGAACGTGAGTTGTGTGAAAAGGAAGGGGTGCCTACTCTAGGTGATTTTAAGGGCTTTGGACGTGGCTACACATTAATGGATATGACTATAAAAGCATTAATCCAAGATATTAGGTCTTTACCTATGAATGTTATTTTTATTAGCCGGGAAATTGACGACAAAGATGATTCTAACAAAAAGCTTCCAGCCATTAAATCTAAGTATTATAACCTTGTGACCGGAAACTGTGATATGTCAATTCACACTCAACAAGTTGGTAATAAATATTATCGAAATGTGGATAAAAAGCGGCGTAAGTATAAAGCAAGCGAAATTGCTGACCCACAATTGTTACACGTTTTAAAAAATATTCCTGGTGCGTTAGTACCAGAAAACCAAACAACGAAAGTAGGTAAATAAATATGAGTTTATTAGATATTGCAGCAAACACTTTAGACAACTTTGACCCAAAGAATGATTCAGTTAACGCAGGTAGTACAGGGTTACCAGATGGAGACTACTTAACTGCTGTGGAAAGCATCGAACATCGATCATTCGATTCAGGTTGGGATTGCTTACAGATCGTGTTCACGGTTCTTGATGGCGACCACGCTGGTGAAAAAGAGTACGATCGCATTAGTTTTGCCACTAAGAGTAAAGCAGGAAAGGCGATTCCAGATTTCATTCTTAGCCGGAGTATTAAGTTCGTTATCAAGTTAGGTTCACTGTTAGGCGTTGAGATGAAGCCAGAATACTTTGCTAGTGAAAATGAAACTGACACACACGAAATGCTGGCTAATGCGTTAGCACCAGAAAAGGGCAAGTCGGTGATTTTACACGTTAAACATCGTCCAAACAAGAAGGATCCCGACAACCCGTATGTTGAATATGACTTAGATGCAACTGAACAGCCTGAAACTGCAGATATCACAGATGCAGACTTACCTGGCGACTTAGGTGGTGCGCCAATGCCAACAGACGCGGATGCGCCAGCAGAACCAACAGATGAAGCACCGTTCTAAATTAATAATGCAGTGCCATTAGACCACCGTGCGGGTGTAATGCCCGTTAATTAATAGAAGGAGGGCGGTCATGCGTAATTTAGTTAATTATGCAGTTAGATACGCCAAAGCGGGGTTCAGCGTCCTGCCAATGATTGGCAAGAAACCGATGATTAAGTTCGCTGACCAGCCCGCCTTGACCATTGATCAGATTCAAAGCTATTGGCGATCACACCCGTACGCACAATTAGCGCTACGGACAACTAATTTTTTTGTGATTGACATTGACGAACATCCCGGCGGTGCGGACGGTTTTAAATCAATTGCTGATTATCCTAATCCCGAATACTTGCGTGATACATTATCTCAGACTACTGCGGGTGGTGGCCGACAACTATTTTATTTAAAGCGAGATGATTGTGCGATACAACAGCGTATTGGCTGGTTGCCGGGAGTCGACGTCAAAGCTCATGTCAACAATTACGTGATGGTGGCACCATCGGAACGAAACGGTAAGCTGTATCAATGGGAAAATCACAATCCAATCGTAACGGCCCCACGTGAACTAGTTCAAGCAATTAATGCGAACCGTGACGATACTGTCGGCCTGTCCACAGACCTGAACATTGATTACACTGAGAAGTCAGGAACAGCCACTTTGTTTGAAACCATTGTCGATGGTTTGGGTGCCACCGGTGGCCGTAATAATGCATTGGCGAGTTTTGCCGGTGGGTTGTTATTCCGGGGTGTTGATCCGCGAGCGGTTATCCAGCTAGGCTTACTGGCAAATGCAAACACGGACGATTCACTGACTCAGCGAGAAGCCAAGACAACAATTGAATCGATGATTAAGAAAGAAATTAGACGAAGGGAGGCTAACCAGTGAGCGCAGAGGAAGAAGCAGACAAGCTACGCAAGTTAGAGGAACAGCAGAAAGTTGTACCGCTTAAAAATCGAATTAATTTTATGGAAACAGCTAAGGGCGGTATTAAAACAAATTCACTTGAAAATGTCTGTCTGATATTAGAACATGACCCGCTGCTTAAAGGCAAGTTCGCGTATAACGAATTTAGTTATGAGACGGAGTTCATGGAAGATTCAGCCGAATTAATGTTAGAACATGGACCACTACAAGATGAGTTCACACCAGCAGTACAGCGGTACATCGAACGTAAGTATAAAGTCATGTTTACGCCAAAGTTAATTGATGCGGCGGTTACCGAAGTGTCACGACGTAACGTATTCAATCCAGTTATTAATTATCTGAACGAATGTTACAAAAAATGGGATGGCGTTACTAGGGTGGCTGACTTCTTGCCGGTCTATCTCGGCGTTGAAAAATCACCAGTGACAACATTACAGACCAAGCTATTCTTTGTCGGCGCAGTAGCCAAAGTATTCAAGCCAGAAACTAAATTTGATTTCGTATTGGACTTGGTTGGTGGTCAAGGGACTGGTAAGACCACCTTGCTTAAGCGTATGTCAAATGGTTGGTACACTGACCAATTCACTGACTTTGAAAACAAAGACAACTATGGCAACATGATGCGGGCTTGGATCGTGAACGATGATGAAATGACCGCGACTAGTCATAGCAGCTTTGAAATCTTGAAAAAATTTATTTCAGCTGAAATTGTTGAATACCGGCCAGCGTATGGGCGCTATACCGTCCGGCGATACAAAAACTTTGTAATGGCACGGACGACTAATGAAGTGACTTACTTGAAGGATAAAACCGGTGAGCGGCGTTTTATGCCGGTGATGGTCAATTCAGCACTACAGAAGAAGTCACCGATTACTGACTTGCCGCAGGAAACGATTGATCAGCTATGGGGTGAGTTCGCAAGTTACTATCGCGACGGTTTTCGATTCGGATTAACGCAGGATCAGGAGCAGATGATGGCAGACAATCGTGAGCAGTTCATGTACATTGACGCCGAAGAGGATGCTATCGAACAATCACTAGCTCAAATCAAGGATGATTTTGTTACGAGTTCCGAGATTGCATTCAAGATGGGAGTCCCGGATATTGTTAAAAATCGAAAGTTGGCAAACAAAATTAAGTACGTTATGGATAACAAAAAGGAATGGCACGCGACACAACGACGGATTAAGGGTGTTCCGAAACGTGGATACTCGCGAGTGAAGTCAGAGTAGTCATAGTGTAGCAAGTATAGAGACTACGCCTGAGCCTTACGGCCCCAACGTATACATTAATATGTATACTCTACTTATATATATTTATATATATATATTATTTTATATAGGGTATAGGGAATAGGGGTACACGACGGTGTGTGTTGGAAAAGTTGAAAACAAGTGACTACATGACTACACCTCAGTTAACTCGTTGGGGCATAAGGGATAAGACGTATTCGGTTAGTTAAAGTGTAGTCACTAATTGAGGTGACACGATGCGAGAACAAGAAATACAAAATCAAATCCGCGTGGCGGTGTCGGCTGCCGGTTGCACAATATTCCGTGCTAACGTCGGTAAAGTTGAAATGAAGAATGGTAGATGGTTTGATACCGGACTGCCGCAAGGGTTCCCAGATTTGTTTGGCTTTCGCCATTCAGATGGCACAATATTTTTTATCGAATGCAAAAATGAAAAAGGACGGCCACGGGAAGATCAAATTAGATTTCATAAAATGTTAACTAAGCGCAGTGTAATTCATGGAATTGCACGTAGTCAGGAAGATGCACTGAAGATAATTAATGAGGGACTGGTTGGGTATGGATTCTAATTATTACGGAGGAATATAGATGCCTAAACACACTAAGAAGCGTTCAACGATTAAACGGAAGCACCGGCGCATGAAGCAACACGCCGAGAAAGCGGAGCAAGCACAGCATGATAATCGTCAAGGAACCAACTAACGAGGAACGCAAGCGGGCGTTTGAAGCGTTCGGGGAGGATTGATTATGGAAAATGATATTTCAAGTACTCAGCTAGCTTCGAGAAGTGATAACTCATTAGATAGCATTAAGAAAAATATCAAACGTAATATGTCTTATTTAGAAACAATTGCTCATGTAAAAATTGAAAATGTAAAAACAGAAGCTGGGCAAACTGAGAAAGTGTTTTGGCTGAATGTGTTTCAAGCTTGGTATGTGGTATCTAGTTTCAAAAACACGCCTAAAAATCGGCGGTTAAAAATGGACTTAACTGAGTCAGTATCCAAAAATACTGATATGCAAGGAGCATGGAAAGGCACACTCAATAATATTCAGGAGGATTGAAAATGAGCAGTAAAAAGGCAATTGGCTCTGCGCTATCAATATTAGGCGGTATATCAATGATTTTGGTTTCTCAACTAGCAGGTCACTCAGATTCAACCATAGCAGTAATTTTAATTCTTGATAGTATTACCTGCTTTGGAGTGGGATTACAGTTTTAATATTTGAAACGTTCGGGGAGGATTGAAAATGAGTTTTATTAGAGCATTGGGTGTTTGGCTAATTACCTATTCAGCACAATGTTATGTCGGCATCAGCAGCCATTGGCATTTGGACAGCAATGACTATTACGTGTTTTATGCCGTAGCAACAATAATGATGGTGGTTAGCTATGTTATGGGGAGAATTGAGGACATTAAAGATACAGGAGATGGCGACGATGATTAAGCTAGACGTATGGTCTTCGTGCTGGGACGTTAATGCAGAATGGCACGATGTTATTGAGATACCGGACGATGCGACTGAAAAAGAAATCGAAGCGACCGCCAGAGAAACCGCGCACCAGCACTTTGAGTGGGGTTACGACATTATTAAAGATGGAGATGGCGACGATGATTAAGTTTAAGGATTCAGATTGTTATCCAATGCTGTTTGACTTGTTTGGATTGATTGCAATGTCTGACAAGTTAACCTTCCCGATGGTTTGGTGGGATAAGTATTACTTGAAGAAAGTTATTGAAATTAATATTAAAAATGTTATTGTACTTGGCCGGGACTTAACACGGGAGGCGGACAAATGAAATTCTATCGCAAACAGCCAATTGAGGCTGAACAGTTTGATGGAAGCAATGAGATGGTTGATAAGTATGAATTAATTGACGCAGGAACAATGCTTGGAACTCACCACAGCCCTGAATTATATCTAACAGGGTCAGGGAAAGTAGACGTTGCTGTTAAAAGTAACTATCCAATTGACATTGAACGGGTTAAGGAACTGGTTGGGTGGAACCTACACCCATGGACTAAACAAGTTATTATCGAAAGTCCGCTGGCAGACGAAAATTGGGAAGGCGGTGACACTGTCGGTGACTTGATTAACGATCTTAAGAAGCTGCCTGAAGATATGCCGGTCGAATATGATTACGCTGGTATGTTAGTTGAGACGGTATGCCATCAAGGACCGGACGACGAAACGCTGTATTTATATTCAGCGCTGGTTGTGTCGGATTAATGGGGGGCAGACGAATGAAACAGATATTTGAAGCAATATGGAACGCAACCCCGTGGCAGTTAGTTAGTTGGATTGGTTCAATTGTACTAGGAGTTGTCATTGCTTTTGGTTTAATTTTATTATTCTTGTCTATGTATCACCATTGATAATAAATAAAAAGCCGCCTACTAAGGCGACCAGTCACGGGACCACTCGAATGACCGTTGTCAGTATAACATATAACGAAGTCCTTCGTTATTTTACAATAGAGCATGTATTTTGACAATAATAAATAATGCCACCATGATGATTGCAGGTGAAAATTATGCGATAGCTAGAATGAGAGCGAGGCACAGACTATGAAACGTATAGATCATGAAGAGCTTAACAACCTAGTATGTGAAGTCGAAGATCGCCATGAAAATGGCATTATTGATGCCAGTGATGAAGAAATGGCACCTATTTGGAAGATAACCAAGGCAACAATGAAGAGTGGCTATTTAGCAGTTTCGTTGCGACAATACAACTTAATTGAAGCATACGCAATCAAGAGTTCACATACAACAGAGGAGAAAGACAAAACGTTAAAACAGCTGCATAAAAAGTACAGTTGGCTAAACCGGCGAGTAACAGAATATCGCCATGGCAATTTAATTATTCGGAGTTGAGGTGACGGTGGTGGGTGATTTTGAAACTAACAAGAAATTCTTGAGGCGTTACCGGCCTTACTTTAGACAAATCAAGCGGCTGGAAACTAAGCTGTTTGTCATTGATGATCGTATTGAGTCGACACATTCACCTAGCATGACAGGACAACCGGGTGGTGGTAAGCGGCGCGAGTTGGCTGACGACTTAATTCAGCGAGAAGAGATTGAAGCGCGTATTAACAAGCTCATTAAGAAGAGTCGGCCTATCAAAGTTGAAATTACGGATTGTCTGGATGAACTAACTAATTCGTTAGAAGCTTCTATATTAGAGCAGTACTTTATTGAAGATATTCAGCTGGATACGATTGCGTTACAGATGAGTTATTCGTTCCGTCAGGTCAAACGACTATACGGTGATGGAGTACGCCATGTGAAAGTTTTATAAAAAGAAAGTCGTCACGATTATGCGGCGGCTTTTTGGTATGATTGAAGCATAATGATTTTTGGAGGAATTGCATTGAAAAGCATATACTCGTATACAAAAAAAATTAAAATACTTGTTACTAGCAGGCCTTTTATTATTTTTATATTTGGTTTTATTTGTGGATTTATTGTGACAGTAGGGGGTTCACTTTTAATTCTTACTAAATTGAGAGTAATAGGATTAGGTGATTTAGGAGAATGGATAGGTGCATTGGCAACTGTTTTTGCAGTTATTGTGTCACTTTATTTGGCTAGGTCTGCTAATAAATCTAAGTTGAGTATAGAGAGATTACCTTGTAAATCGGGACCAAGCCATAGAAAATACGATTTTGAAATAGTCAATTGTGGAACGGGTAGCGCTAATATTAGGATTTCTTTAACAATCGATGATGATTTTTTGAATTTGTATTTACTCCAATTTCCAGAACGTGTAGTTCGCGAGGTGGGGAGGCTTAATCTTTTTCAAGTGTTAAATAGTGCTATTATTGATAATTCCGGTGCTGAAATATCATATGATAGGCATTTTATCAGTCCTAAAGAAAATATAATAGTAACTGTAGATGTTAAAAAAATTGTGAACTGGTTAAAAAGTCAAGTTGAATCTGGGCAAGGTAACTTGGAGATTGTAGTTCAAGATGTAGATGGCATCGAAAAAAAAGAACAAATTTGTGACTTTTTATTTAAAAATAAAGAAAGCTACGTTAAAGTCCATTAAGTTGTTGGGTTTTAAAAGTTTCAATCATATTTATTAGACTAACAGTCTATGTCCCCTAGATGTCACTAAAATGTCCCTTGAATGTCACTTACATGCCGAGTAAATGGGTGTATATTTGTATTATCAAATAGTTCCAAAGAGAAAGTCGTTGCGATTATGTGGCGGCTTTTCTGTTATGATGTTAGTTGACTAATGTCTTGAAAGGAACAATGATATGAAAGACCTATTAAATGTTTCTAAATTGATAAGCACTAAACAAATGCCAAACATGGATTCGATAAATAGATTTAACAAAGAGCTGGACGCAAAAAGTTCCTTGGAAAAAGAATCACAAAAAGCACAAATCGAATCTCGAAAAATACTTCAACAAATTGAAAAAAACACTGCTTCGTTAGCAGAAATCACAAAACTTTTGCATGAATCAAATTTGCAACACGATCAAATAATAGATTTGATGGGTGATTTATTTGCTATTTCTAAATCAAAGGACAATGAGGAGGCTCAATCTTTATATCAAAAAGCAATCAGTAAAATTAGTTCTGTTGGTGAGAACGTTGGAAATATCACAACGTTAGTCACCTTGGCGACGACAATTTATAATGCAGTATTACCATTACTAAAATAAATAATCTGTGCGTCACGCCAAACGGTATGGTGTTTATATGCATTGTGGATTTATATAGCCTGAAAAACATAAGATTTTTTCTCATCTAACAATATAAAAATGGTCTTGATAATTTTAAAAGAAGGACTAACATTGAAATCAAAGAAAGGATGATTTCAATGGATCTTAAGTATAACGAAAAAGTTTTTTTAAGTAATCAGTTCAAAATATTATCTCTGTTGTATGACATTAAAGGTAATGAAAGCGAAGCCAGAAATTATGAATTGGCTGCTGAAGGGATTAATTCTGGCCTAGGCGACGAGGCTTTTATGAATATTGAATTACCAGATGACCATGACATGGATAAGAAAAGTAAAGAATATGTTTTTGAAGTTTTGGAAATGTACAGTAAAATTTATGGTGTTTATCAAAACAAATTATCGGAAAAGGAACGTGAAAAATTAGACATTAATGATATCAAGTTCATTGGTTTTGATGGAAATAGCAGCCAAGGATTATTGTATTTCTGTAACTATTTGATGGACGACCCTAACAGATTCGGACGTCTTGATAGTTTTATCAAGGAGCATCAATGGGAAAGAGATTCGCATGGAGATGATGACGCAAAGCTGAAAAAAATGGTAGAAAAGTATAAGAGCTTAAAGGATACAGGTGATAACTTTGGTCTGAAAGAAATAGAGGATATTTTAAGTGTTTAATTAAAAAGTTAACTTTTTAATTAAACACTTACTAAGACTAAGATCTTTCTTATTATCATTCAGAAAATATAGTTTCATATGTTGATCAAGTAATCATGTTACAATAATTCAGAAATAAATTTGTAACTAGACAAATAAAGTGTCGTGCAAGTAAGCACGGCATTTTTAGTTAGAAAATTTATTGGAGGTAATACGAATGGAACAATCAGAGTTCAATACAACGCAAGCAATCAATGAGACAGTCAAACAAGGTTATTCATTGCACGATATCTATAGTGGCTTAGGCAATGTTATGAATGGAATTGAGCCTAAGCATCTTACCAAGCAAGAACTGGTCATTGATCTGAATGTTGACACATCCAAGGTAGCTTGTAAGTTACGCCATGCAATGGACGACTGACCAATGCCGGTCCTTTTACAACTCAATTGAGTGGGAACATCTGCGTGCTGTCATCCTTAAACGTGATCACTTTGAATGCCAGTGGTGTAAGCGTGATGGTAAGGTCACACGGTATGGCGACGTTGATAGTCATGGCCGTCCAGTTGTACTGGAAGTTGACCACATCAAAGAGTTGGCTGATTATCCAGAACTGCGAACCGAGCCAACTAATCTGCGGACGCTATGCAAGGATTGTCACAACAAACGACATCATCGCATGAACTATCGAAGCAAGCATGAGCGCAAAGAGAACCGATGGTCAAATGACGAGAGGTGGGATTAATGGTGGAACATAATATAACTTGGTCAATAAACACCGGGCAAAAAATACCTGAGATCTATGTTGACGGTGAGCAGGCTCAGGTAGTGTCGTGTAGTTATCAGTTTGTAACGGCTACAGATATTGATGAGTCAGGGGTTAGCATAATGACAGCAACTATCATCTTATTATCGGAGTGCGACTATAAGCCAATTCAGCATGTGGTCTTTATCAATCAACGGAATGGCAAGGTGTTCTATCAATAGACAAGGAGTGATGACTAATGCGATCAAGAACCGATAACACTAAGCAAGTCGTGGTCTACGTAGTTATGCGTGACCAACAAGCAAATGTATTATTTGCGCATCGCGTTTATTTTAGCGAACGGCGAGCAAAGAACTATTGTAAACGGATGAATACAGCAGAAGAATTTACTGGATATTACTACATTAACAAAGCAATCTTTTTTGACTGGAAAGCATTTATTGCCAAGGCCCCCGGGGTCAAAAAAATTGGCGAAAAATAGAAAACTGGGAACCGGTGGGTAGGACTCGACTCCGGAAAAATATCTGTCTCTTATACACATCTCCGAGCCCACGAGACTAGGCATGATCTCGTATGCCGTCTTCT